GTTTTCTTTTGTCTATTAAATCTAAAATTTAAAATAAATTCAATCTTAGGTTTAAATATCTATTGCATCAAAATTAAATCTAAGGTTTAATAATTTTCACCAGATAACAAAAAAGCACACCGCCCCTCCCCAGGTCCGATGTGCTTTGCTATATGCGAGATCAATTATGAACGTAAAAGCTACCCCTTTCAACTCATTTGCATTTGTCAGCATGGCTGCTCTTGCAATCTCTGGTGGTTCTTTAGTTGCTTGCCAATTGCAGCCAGCTTTCCAAACAAAAGAAGCACCTACTCTTTTTACACCTAAAACTCAACCAAGTACTTACGGTGTTTTAACCGCGAAAATCACAGGTAAACATTCTGGCGTTGCTGTAATTAAATTAGATAGCTTCCGTTTAAACGTTAGCTTTGATTTTGAAGCTCATCCAGACAGTTACGGCGTTCCGGGTTCTAAATTCACCGCTGTCGATATTACTCAACTCACAGTAAATGAAATCACTGATATTAACGGTAAGTCATATAACGATTTCACCGAATTTGAAGACATCCGAAACATCAATGGCCTTTTAAAAGGCTTCATCGAACGTAACAAGTTGGTGGAGGCTTAATCATGGCTAATTCAACTCTAAATCTATCTGAACGCCAACAAGCCGTTTTGGAAACAGTGATCGAACTCAATAAGGAAGGTTATCGACCTTATACATGGCAAGTGGCTAGGCGCATGGGCATTAAAGGCCACCAAATTACCGAAAAACAGTGTGGTTATGATCTAAGCGTGATTATTCGCACTAAAGGCACAGGTGTGTTTTCTGCAAAACTTGATAGCAATCCTAAAATTTGGATCTATCAAGAATCTATGGGAGTGGCTTAATCATGCAAAAAGTTAAGCATCACCCTGACGGCTATAAGTCTTATTTAGGCCGTGATGATAAAGGGCTGTATTCAGTTCGCATTGGCTGGCAAGTGTACGCATCTAATGCTAATGGCTCAGTTCTTTACAAAGTTAAAGACGGATTTAAGACACCATTAAATGTGTTCAGGTTCCAAACTGACTATCCAAAAGTTTGGAATGAACTCACACAAGAAATTGATTTCCAACGCAGAAAGCAGCTCGCAATAAAACTGCGTGAAACAAACATCCCTACTTATGACCGCAAAGCTTATAAAACTAAGCGCGGCTTCACCGGCTCTAGATGAGGATAAGAAAAATGACAACTGAAAACTCAAAAGACAACTTACATATCTGGAATGCAGTTAAGCAAACGCCTACCAATTTTCTTAAAAAAATTGAGTTTGGTTATTTAAAAGGTAAATCAGATATTAACCCTCAATGGCGATTAATGGCTATGACTCAGGCCTTTGGTCCTGTTGGTCATGGCTGGACTTATAGACATGTACGTTTATGGTCTGAAACCGCGCCAGATGGAACCATTATGGCTTTTGCTGAAGTAGCAGTAAAAACCAAGATTGATGGTGTTTGGGGTGAGGAATTTTTCGGCAACGGCGGTTCAGCAATTGTTGAAGTTCAAAAAGGCAAATTAGTAGCGATTGATGAAGGTTATAAAAAGGCCGTTACTGATGCTCTTGGTGTAGCGTTTAAGGCTATTGGTGTGGCAGCTGATGTTTACCTCGGTAATTTTGATGGTAGTAAATATCTATACAACTATGACTATGCTTATCAAGAGCAAAATGCCTCTACCCCAGCAGGTCAAAATACAAATCAGAATAACCAGACAACCGCTCAGGGTGGTAACCAGAAGCCACCTCGTACTCAGGATCAACTATATCAAGATGCTTTGAAAGCAATTAAAGATGCTCCAGACACTAACATCTTAAATGCTGCAATTAAGAAGTTTAAAGGCACTACTTATGAGGCGGGTATCAATAGAGCTTGCCAAGCACGTGCTGATCAGATGGGTTGGGCCCCTAAAAACAATCCTCAGCAAGTTCAGCAACAACAGTCGTTACATCACTAAAAGGAGAGCTTTTCATGTCTAACTTACTAACTGCAGCTGAAGCATTTGCAGCTCTTCAAAACGGTAAAACTGTACTTTGTCGTCCTATTGGAGACATGTTGGACTTTTCTGATTTAGATCAATTCCCCGCTTCTGTGTTTGGTAAACCAGGTTTTGAATTCTGCATCAAAATCGAAACTATTGAACTGGCTGGCATTACATTCACAAAGCCATTAACTATTGATGAGTATGAAGACGGTCAGGAAGTTTTTGTAATCAGTACATATTCACCTACGGTTTATGTTTTAGATTTCAAAACTAACGCATTAATTGATTCTATTAACAGTGGCTTCGTTCAACGTGATGCAGAAAACGCCAAGCTTCAATTAAAAGCACTTTCTAAAGCGTTAGGTTTTGAAGTTAATGACGATTTAAGTGTTATTCGCCTAGGTGACGAACCAAAGAAACAGCGTGGTAAGAAATCAAAAGGTGCACAGACAGTAGTTGTAGAAAAGACTTCTAAAATTGTTGATGAAGTTAAACAACCTACAATTGTTATTACTGAGCAAACAAATGTAACTACTTCTGAAGACTCATTGGTGCAATCCGAAGATATTTCAGAAAATATAGGATCAGCTTTAGATAGTGCGATTGTTATTACAGAACAACCTTATGTGTCTTCACCTGAAGATTTTTTAACTCAGCCTACACCTGAGCAAGAAAAAAACAATGAGTATCAGCAAACCCTAGATACTCTTCTACAGCGTGTAAAAGAGTCAAAAACACCTGCAGAAGTAAATGCGGTTTATCGTTATACCCGCACATGGGATGACGAACAAATGAAGCCTATCCTTCTCGCCACTCACAAACGTCTTGAAGAGCTAGAAAAAGAAAAGGCATCTGCTAATGAGCCACCCTCTTTAATGGTTCAAATCCAAACTGCACCAGACCTCACAACATTGGATGCGCTGGAAATAGATGTGGCTGCACGAGATCCGCAGATTCAACCGAAGCTAATGGGGTATGTGAGAAAACGCCGCTTTGAATTAGAGAACCCTACATCTACGCCACTTCAAGAGGCTGAGCCTGATTATTTATTAGGAGACGGTTTCTAATATGAAAGATCAGTACAAGAAAGTGAGCCAAAAACACATGCTTGGTTTTATGTACTACTTGCAATTGCTGGGCTACGTAATAGTCCGGCAAGGCATTGATCAAGCAATGTTTCTAACCAAGCATTATGCGGTACCAGTCGCTTGGCGCCGCATAACGATCGACTACAACAACCGTTTAAATAAACCAGCACAACAACTTTATAAAGAGTTTGTTGAGTGGACTAAAGAAGAATATTTGAGGGCTTAGCGATGTTTAATGAAGATGAAGAAAAATTGGCTCATGAAAATTGGTACAAGAATAATGACCCAATTGCGTACAAGTTTTATAGAGATCTTAGTCCTGAATTTGAAACAGATTTTTATACAAGTGAAACGGCATGGTTAGCAAGAGCCAAAGCTCAGGCGGTACGACCGCAAAAATACTTTAGCCATGATTTTAACGGCGATGGCTTTAAATATCACGACTCTTTAAACGAAGCTCAAAAAGAAGCTGAGGCTAGTCTTGATTGGTATAGAGATAAAGTCGCAGATGGCCATCATGTTGCTGAAGATGGTGAATTTTATGAACTTTGCTATGGGGTTGTTATCGCATCAGCTGGGTATACAGTTGATGAAGTTGTTACCGAAGAACACCACAAAAAGGATGAGTTTACAAAATATGAAGTAGGAACGGAAATCTTAAGACTTCACTTTAATAAATGTAATAGCGAATCGGGAGCTGAAGGATGATTAATCAATTAAAACCAACTGAGATCATCCGGGATGAAATGGGTTGTTGGGTACATCCTGAATTTCTTAAATATCTAGATGACAATCATGCTGATCAAGAATGGTTAAGTCAAGGCGATTGGGATCAACTAAAGGAGCACTTCAATATTGTCACTACTCGACTTTATTTAGAAGGAAGTGTTTCTGATGATCAATTTTTGGAAATTATGGACTCATCGGATTTATCTAAATGGGATCCGATTGCACCACATGGTTTTTTCTTAATAGATATCGGTTTTACTGAAGATGGTGCAGAAGCTTTGTTTGCCAAAGAGAAACTAATAGAAGGAGCTGAACAGTCATGAAACCATTTTATTTAGTTTGGAGCGAGGGCCGCGGCAATCCTACTTATAAACATGAAAGTTATGCGAGTGCTGAACATGAAGCACATCGATTGGCGAAACTTAATCCTGGTGAAGAATTTCATGTTTTGGTATCAAGTTGCACCCTTCATATTCCTGACCCAGTTATTAAAACAGAGCATTTGGAAGACATACCTTTTTAAATATTTCTATTGAACATTCTTAGCAATGTTCTACAGGTGTAATCGCATTGCTGACCCTCTGTGATTACTCCTGAGAACATTGCTAGAACATAAGGTGTATAAAGATGGGTAAATATATTGTTGTAGTTGAATCTGAAAAACCGCCTCAAATTTTTATACATGACGATGTACCAAACATCGGTAAGGTTTTAGAAATTAAAGCGGAGGAAATACCAAACCGTGTGCCGGCTTCATGGTTAATGGAACGGTACAATTTATCAAGAAAAACCATTATTGATGAATTAAGAGCGTTTAATCTTGGCGGTGATGGGAAGCACCTTTATAGTCCCGCTACTGTCATGCCAATTTTAGATAATCTAAATAAGGCTAAAGCCCAAAGGCAAGCAAGACGCAAAAACTAACAAGGGGCTTTATGCCCCTTTATTTATTTTGTTTTTAAGTATTTAAAATAAAAATCAGACATTTCTACAGAACAAAAAAAATCAAACTTTATTATGGAATCCCTCCAACTTTCCAAAACATCTGAACACTGCGGACTTGTACTTATAGTATAAAATGGAAGTTTAGATACAAACTCATCATTAATTTGCGAAATTCTAGTACTGTATTTCTCCAACCTATCCCTATGTTTTTCCAAAATTTCATTTGAGTCAAAAGTGGAAAGACAACTTTTATATTCTAGGAGGGATTTTTGAATATTTGTTAATTCTGATGAGAACAATCTAATTTCAACACAAGCATCAATCCACTTCTTTTCACCTTCTTGCACAGTAGAACCTTCAATCGTGGCAAACAACACCTGAGATTTTCTAAAATGATCAAGCAATTTTGCCCCTTTGATCTTTAAATAGTCCTGATGCTGTTTCAATAGATTGAATTTATGCTCATCCTTCCAATCGGTATAAAAATAAAATGCAGCAGTAGCAGCAACAATTGTTGAAAAAGCAGAAAGATAATCACCATCAATATTAAATTGATGCTTAAAGAAAATTGAGCAACTTAAAAAAAATAAAAAGCTAAAAATTAGGG